CGATCTGGCATGGTTGTAACAGCCACTGCCAATCCGTGAACAAACTCCCCGTGATATTTTTGATGCCCATGTGTAAACTCTTTTCTAATCCATACTTTTGTGTAAGGGATATTGCTTATCAAATGCGCCATTGATAACCTTTCAATCTATATAATCGTACCCCTAGTTTTACCTTTCTTTGCTACCCCGTCAATCCTTTTCTTTTTTACATGCCCACCCCTTTTAAACTTCTTTTTGCCGGGTAACTTACCTTCTAATAGGGTGCTAGGCTTAATCCCTCCAAAAGAACCTCCCCCTATGGCTTTTGTAACAGGCGAGTTCTTTATACGCTTTTCAACTTCTTTTTTTATGTTTTCTTTTTTACGTTTCTCTTCTTTAGCCTCTTCTCTATTTTTTTCTTCAGCTTTTTTACGCAATCTCTCATTGTCTTGTCTCGTGTTCTCACGAATAAGGTCTAAAAATCTATCTACGCGATCTTTAGCCATTATATAAACCTACCTTTAGTTTTACCTTTTCTAGCTATACCATCAATTTTTTTCTTTTTTACACGTCCACCTTTATTAAATTTTTTAAAAGGCTTATCTACTAATCTAAGAGGGTTTATTCCACCAGCCCTGCCCCCACCTTTTGCTCGCTTAGTTTCTTCTTTACGTTTTTTAAACTCTTTTTCTAATTTTTTATTAAACTCAAGTTGAGTCATGTCTTTGTTTTTAGGGTTGTCTGTAACTTTCTTCATCATGGCTTCTTTAAGAGCATGACCTGTTAATTTTTTATTAGCAAAAAACGCATCTAAATCATCTGTAGCCATTACTTACCCCAAAAAGATTGATATATCATTATTAAAAAGGCAGAAACAGCCCCTCCTGCACCCGCTGCCCACATCAAGGTTCTCCAACCGCCTTTAGCTTCAGATAATAACTTGTCTATATTAGCTAAAGAGTTTTTAATTTGTTCTATATCCGCTTTCATCTCATCCATATCATCTTGAATGTGTTTAATCTCATTAGCCTGAACAGCTACTTCGCTTTTAATATCTGTATCCATTAACACTTCCACCTTTTTCTAGCTTGTCGTAAACGACTATTTGGGTCTTTAGCTGCTTTAGGAAATTGTTTCATTTGTCCAGCAGAACGAGCGCAGAAAGACTTACGTCTTTTAGCGTCCTTAGAACCTTTTTTAACTTTGCCTGTAACGGCTGTTTTTAACTTAGAACCGGGGTTAGCTTTACGATAAGCAGCTACCCCTTTCTTGGTCATTCCAGCCCCCTGTTTAGTCTTGCGAAAATTGCCAGACTTCACAGAAGTTTTAATACCCATTCCTTTAGACTTAGCCACAATATAACGTCAAGCTAGTAATATTACTTAATGTAACAATTGCAAAATTGTTAGTATTACTGCCTGTAGTTAGCACTCCGTTTTCTGGAATAGTTAGATGGCTAGACTGTACAATACCTGCAGGAGAGGTTATCTCAAGAATTGGTAGTGTAGAATCATCATCTCTAGTGACTGTTATAGAACCTGAAGCTGTAGGTGCTGCATAATTAAATGCTTTAATCCTAGTTCTTGGAAGTGCTATGGTATTGTCCCCACCAAAACCAACTTGGATAGTTCCTACAGATGTTCCAGCAGCAACAGCAAAGTTTGTTACCTCTGCAAAATAATTAGTAGTGAATACAGTCACTGCACTTTCTCCACCTGCAAGAGTTTCAGTTACTGTGTTACCACCTAAATCACCAACTACAAAACCTGAAATATTGTAGTTAGTGCTGGAATCATCACCTGCACTATTTTGAACAGCTACTTTGTATCCAGCACCATTTCTACTAGGGGTACTTTTTAAAAGCGATATAGTACCTGTAGCAGTTGCTGATGCAAAATAAAAATTATCGTCAGAGGAAGGTGTAATAGCAAATACATCTGATTGCATAACTTACTCCTCATTAAATAGTGTAAAATCCGCCAGCCGATACAGGTTGCATGTATTCAACAGTTGCCACAGCATCACCTAAAAGATCAACAGTAGCTGCTGAAGCTGGAAGATATGTAGCAAATACTTGAGCGCCACCTGTTCCAACATTAATAGAAGCTGTACCCATAGCTGAACTTCTAATATTAGTTATAGCTGCAATGCTTGAACTTCCTAAGAAAGTAGCATCTCCTGTAGAAGTCCCTACAACAACAGTTGCCCCAGCAGAATTTCCGCCTGCTTGAAACACATTTACACTTACGTTAGTAACTTGTGCGCCCGGAGGTAGAGTTGCAACAGTTGTTGTTGCAGTAGCTCCCACAATATCAATTCTGGCTGATTGAGCCATTAATACAAAACCTGTGTTTTGTACGTCTGTACCTACAGTTGTACCTGTAGTGTCTTTGGTTGGTCCTGCTTTAAGAGGGCCTGAAAAGGTAGTGATACCCATTTAATTCTCCTTGTGTATTAGCACATACATTATATCATCTCTAATAAGTCTGCTAGGTCAGTTGATATAATTTTTATCCTAGAAAACAACAGGGGGCCGAAGCCCCCTATCATTAAGAAGCGCCCGGTGATCCGAACATTCCCAAAGGATCTGAAACGCCAAATGAATAACGCTCACGAGCCTTGTACCTAACATTACCTGTATCAAAATCTCCATCCATTGATGTTGCCATCGGTGTACGGACAAAATGCTTCAATCCATTAGGTACGTCAGTGGTTAAGAACCATGCGTTTGTATCTGTTAAATAATGATTAACAGCATAACCTTCTGGAATAGTGCCATTGTTTTTGATAGCATTAATGTCATTATCAGCAGTAGCAACTCTTAAGTCAGTTTCGAGAATACGAGTAGCCACAAACATCAATGCTGGTGGGATAATTAACTTCTTAGGTTTAGCAGCGATTAGCAAACCACGCTCGTCTGTCCAAGCAGCGATTTGAATAACAGAATCCTCTAGGGATGTCTCATTCAAGTCTGCGCCTGTAGAAGGACGATTGCTGTTTGTAGCACCGTTTACCAATGGGTGTGAAGTAGAAAATAATACCTGCCCATCACCATAAGTAGGGTTGCCTGTGCCAGTAAAACCTTTGTTAAGAATTGTTGCAGACTTAACTTGCTTAGTATACGCCATAGCACGAGCCAAAGCCTTTGTGTAACGACCTCCAAGACTATCATAAAGATTATCTTCAGATGCCTCTTCTGTTATTGCAAAGCCCATAGCAATTGTTTCATGGGTATAGCGAGCTGTGAACGCTTCTTGTGCATTATCATAAGAAACTGCAGCACCTTCGGTTTTTACTGGGGCTTGCCCAAAACCAGATAGCTTTGTCTCTTCTTCAAATGAACGCTCAGAAGTTTCAGTTTCATAAATCTCCTTATGCTCTTCACCATATTTCTGGTATTCGAGTCCAAACAAGGCGTTTAAGCCCGGAAGGAGTTCTTTTAGTAGTTGCGATCTTGAAATTGCCATTTAAAACTCTCCTTAAATACCTAAATTATTCTCTGATGAGAGAACACTAAAATTAAACTTAACAATAAACTCAGGGAAGTTATCATTCTCTGTACCACCAACAACCTCAACAATTCTCATTGCTAAAGTTTCTGTTACAGCGAGTGAACCACCATTACTACCGACAACAAGGTTTATACCTGAAAGTCCGGTAGAGGTGCTTTGAGCCTCATAGTTACCTAATGCTGCGTTTTTACCAACAGCGCCAGCAAAGCCAGAACCGTCTGTGCCACTATTAAATGTTCCTAGTGCAGCGCTACCTTGAATCTGATATAGCTGTCTTGGATCATCATTGACTCTAACAAATATATCTGTAAAGCCAGCGGTAGTAGCATTAGCTGGTAAATGCTGTGCAAACTGTTGAACGCCATTAGCATCAACATATCTAACACCAACACATACACCCATAACACCAGCAGTGGCGTTAGTAGATGTAGCTTGAAAGTCAACCGCTACAGGTGTAGCTGTTGCGGCTACAGGTAGCCCAGCAGTAGTTAGTAGTACCTCATCACCAAAAAATATTCCAGCCGTATTATTAGCCTTAACTGGAAACTCTCTCATGGCCCCACCATGATTGGGTGTTCCGCCAAGCATATTGGTTGGACGTAACCCGAAAGGGGAAGCAGTAGCTGCCATTTATAAATCTCCTAATAAAAAATTATTTACCTTTACCAAAAGATACCGATGTTTTGTGATCTTTAAACAAAGGCGCTCTTGGGTCATTTTCTCTATAAAAATTATTATCAACTGAATCCATTTGGCTATTAGCCTGAGTTTGATAATAATCATTTCGTTGTTTTACAAGCTCTTCTGGGGTTTTACAAAGCAGTAACCCACCTATTTCCACACAGCCCGGATGCTTACTATGCGTATCCGATACAATTTGCATATGTGGTTGCTCTGTCGCTTTAACTGGCTCCCAACCTTCTCTTAGCTTCATAGAAACATTTCGAGGGTCAGCCTCATTTAAAGTAGACGTGCGAATCCACCTATAATCGTATCCGGGTAGCCTATCAGGTTCCGGTAATGTAGAAGGAGGTGCCCAACTCTTTGGTCGCTCCATGGAAGTTCTGTTTTCGTTATCTCGCGGCATACGTTTTTCAACCATTTTTACTCTCCAATCTAATTAATTCTTCTGCATATTGTTTGGGTGTTAATCCTAACTTTTTTGCTAAATTTATTTGTGACGTACTAAGTCGTACTTTCTTAGAAGACGTTGTTCGTGTGACTGGAGCTACAACTGCTGAAGATCTAACTTTTGTTTCAACGTTAACATCATCAGAGTTAAAGTTCTCTGGGAATCGTTTCCGCATAGTGTCGTTTATAACAGTGTAATACTCATCCGTAGTGGCATATGAGATGCCGTTTTGCTTTACCAACTTCTCGTGCAAACCTAA